GTAATAAAAAAAACGGGGGGAATATCCCCCCCGTAACTGATGAAAGAGTACTATATGTACCAGTAGGATGTCAAAAATGCATGGAATGCAAAAAAACAAAAAGCAAGAAATTGGCAAGTAAGACTCCAAGAAGAAATAAGACACGACAAAAAAGGAAAATTCGTAACACTAACATTCAGCAACGAAAGTATAAAAGAATTAACAAAAGAAATAAACGGTATATCAGGATATAACCTAGACAACGAAATAGCAACACTAGCAACAAGAAGATTCCTAGAACGCTGGAGAAAAAAATATAAAAAAAGTGTAAAACATTGGCTAGTAACAGAACTAGGAGGCAATGGAACAGAAAACATACACATGCACGGCATAATATGGACAGAAGAAAAAGCAGAAACAATAAATAAAATATGGAAATACGGCTACACATGGATAGGCGACAAAAATAACGGAGGTTACGTAAATGAAAGGACAATAAACTACGTAGTAAAATATGTAAATAAAACAGATGAAAAACATAAAGAATATAATAGTAAAATACTCACAAGTGCTGGCATCGGGCGAAATTATACAACACGAGGAGACGCAGAAAAAAATAAATACAACGAAACAGAAACTAAAGAAACATACACAACAAAACAAGGAATAAAATTACCATTACCAATATACTATAGAAACCAAATATATAGTGAAGAAGAAAAAGAAAAATTGTGGTTAAAAAAATTGGATAAAGAAGAAAGATATGTATGTGGAGAAAAAGTAGACATAAGCAAAGGAGAAGAAGATTACTATAAAAAACTAGAATACTATAGAAAAAAAAATAAAAGACTAGGATACGGTGACGACAATAAAAACTGGGAACTAAAAAGATACGAAAACGAAAGAAGAAATATAAAAACACTAACAAGAATAAAAAACGCAAAAAATTAAAACCACCATTAGCCAAGCGACCAAAAGGTCACTTTCCTAATAGTGATTAACAATAAAAGTACGCACAAAAAAAGTTAAAAAAATGTTAAAAAAAAAATAAATAAAAAAAAATAAATACATTTACAAAAAAAAACTAAAAAATGAAACAATATGAAGTAAAAGGACAAATTAAAAAATGGTATACCATGACAGAGTACGTGGATACCGATACGGGTGAACTAATCACAAAAAAACAATTCGAAAATGAATATTATAAAATAAATTCAACAAGAAAAATAGAAATACATGAAAACTACGGAACAATCAAATACACTAACGAGTGTAGACCTACTAGACAAACTAGACTCTTCAAGTGAAACAAGATTCACACAAATTGAAGGAACACCATTCACAGTGGTAGAAGAAGGAAAAGAATACTTTAGTATTATCGGAAATCACCGAATAACAGAAACGTTCTTAACAAAAGAAATATGTATAGAAGAAACAAAAAAAATTACATGGGACAGAATAGTACAAGTAATATGGGCAGTAGCAACAAAAATAGAAAATATTAACAAACTAAATAAATTATAACATGGCACAAGTAACACTAGGAGGCGATAGAATCGGCTCAGGAAAAAAACAAAAAGTAGATTTAAAAAATTACAGCAGAAGTACGCATGACTTAAGCTACTTATGGCGTAGCACAATGGCAAGTGGAACACTAGTACCATTCATGAGTGAAGTAGGACTACCAGGTGACAACTTCGAAATAGATTTAGATGCAGATATCAAAACAAGTCCAACAGTGGGACCATTATTTGGAAGCTATAAAGTACAACTAGACGTATTTAGCTGTCCAATAAGATTATATAATGGAAAATTACACATGAACCTATTAAATATAGGTCTAAACATGGACGAAATTAAACTACCACAATTAAGCTTAACTGCAGACGGATCAAGTACAAACGATAACGACCAAGTAAACCCAAGCGCGTTATTAAGTTACCTAAATATAAGAGGACTAGGTTACAACTTTAATGGCGACCAAGTAGCAAGAGAATTTAACGCAGTACCATATTTAGCATACTGGGATATATATAAAAACTACTACGCAAACAAACAAGAAGAAATAGGAGCTTATATTCATAATAACCAAGCTGCAAATGTAAATACATTTTACAAAGGTGATGTAACAGACTCAAATGGAACAACAGTGTCGATTCCTGGAAATGCCTATGACCCATATGGATCAACAATGGTACTAGAATTCACAAATGATTATGAACCTGCAATACAAACTATAAGTATGGACTTTACAAACAATTTTGCACCAAATGGAGGAACAGCAGCATTAACACAAATGTACACAAGCATAGTATGGAATGTAGCACAAAAAAAACTATATTGTGCAATACCAACGCAATTCTGGTCAACGTTAGGAAGCACAACAATAGATACAGTAAATTATAGTGGCGCAACAATAGACTACAATCAAGTACCAAAAGTAGTAACATTCCCGTTAAGCAATATTGATGATATGCGAATTGCTATACTACAAGATACAGGAAACGCAGGAGCATTTATTATTGATCAAAATAATAATGCACCATACGGACCTCCATTAGGTATAGGTGAACTAGGATATTGTAAACTATCAAGCCAAGAAGGTTTAGGATTAAAAACCTATCAAAGTGACTTATTTAATAATTGGATAAGCACAGAATGGATAGACGGACAAAATGGTATAAACGAAATCACAGCAGTAGATACAAGTAGCGGTGAATTTACAATTAACCAATTACAATTAAATAATAAAATTTACGAAATGTTAAATAGAATCGCTATAAGTGGAGGAAGCTATGATGACTGGTTAAATGCAGTATATACACACGAAAGAACTAGAAGCCAGGAAAACCCAATGTATATGGGAGGTTTAATAAAAGAATTAGGATTTCAAGAAGTAATCAGTAATGCACAAGCAGAAGTACAAGACAACGCACAACCATTAGGAACATTGGCAGGTAGAGGTGTATTAACAGGTAAGAAAAAAGGAGGAAAAATTCATGTAAGAGTAGACGAACCAAGTTATATAATTGGAATTATATCGCTAACTCCAAGAGTAGATTACTCACAAGGTAATAAATGGGACGTAAATTTAAAAACATTAAACGATTTACATAAACCCGCATTAGACGAAATAGGGTTCCAGGAGCTCATTACAGACCAGCTTGCGTGGTTTGATACAGTAATAGATGGAAATAATGATGTAATATTCCATAGTGCAGGAAAACAACCTGCATGGATCAACTACATGACAAACGTAAACCAAACAAGAGGAAACTTTGCAGCAAAAGGGGGTATTAATGGAAATGCAGGAGGTCAAATGTACATGACATTAAACAGAAGATATGAAAGAGATGACAATAGTAGAATTAAAGATTTAACTACATATATTGATCCTTCAAAATTCAATAATATCTTCGCAGATGAAAGACTAGACGCCCAAAACTTTTGGACACAAATTGCAGTGAATAACATCGCAAGAAGAAAAATGTCAGCAAAATTAATGCCTAATTTATAAAAAAAAAGGGGGAGAAATCCCCCTAATATAAACTTAAAAAAAAAAAGATGTATAAAGTAAATAATTATCCAAATACAAGTTTAAAAGTAAACCAAAGCATAGAAGGTCAAACACTTGAACAAAAAATTGAACAAATAACAAATAACAAAGAACAAATCAAAGACGGAGCACCCTTAATCTTCACAGAAAAAAGTGAAGGGGTAAAAGCTGGCTATAATATAAGAACTGATAGATTTGAAATAGCAATTGATGCAATGGATAAAATGTTAAAAAGCAATATAGCTAAAAGTGAATCAAAAGCACAAATGAACATCGTAAGAGATGAAATCAGTGGAACTGAGTCAACACAAGGAACCGGAACAGAGTAAAAAAAATTTAACCAAAGCGGTACGCATGTGTTCTTATATATCAAGTATACAGTATCGCTTTTAAAAAAGCGCGAAAATTATGCCATATGAATTAGGACAAGCAGCAATCGGTGCAGGAGCAGGATTGCTAGGAATAGGATTAAACCAAGCAGGTAACCAACAACAATTCCAACAACAACAACAATTAATGCAACAACAATTCCAAAATCAACAAGCATTAAACCTACAAGGCCAACAAATACAACAAAATAATTGGGATTACACCAATTATGAAAACCAAGTAAAACACATGGAAAACGCAGGACTAAACGTAGGACT